AAAATGCTCCTCCACATTTTGTAGGTTTAGTAAATAAAATTAGAGCACTTGGAAAAATAGTAGAACCTGAAAAATTAATGCCATCTGATCAAAAAAGATATTCAAATGTATATGACTATGGAGATTATAGAATGTATGAAGGAAAAGATGGACAAATAGAAATTGCAAAAGATAGATTTATGGCTACAGATTATGGTGATGCAAAAGTATCTGAAGAATATATGTCATATAATCCAAAGTCTCCAAAAATTAAAAAAGGTAAATTGACTGGTGAAACTGAACCGCAATATGATGAGTACACAGCTTATTCAGATCAGGATGGTAAAATGAAAGATGTTTATGAGGGTATTGAAGAAAGCACTAAAATGGATGGAATGTATTCAAAAGAAGAATTGGAACAATTGATAATAGAGCAAGTAGAACAAAATCTTAAAAAGGGTAAGAAGTAATGTATTCAAAAGGCAAGAAGAGTGGCCCGCCACCGAAGTCCGGACCCATGCCTCAGGGCTTGAATTTATCCTATAATACTGTTAAAACAATTAAACTTACGGAGAAAATAAATGGCAACAGACAAAGCGCTTCCAAACGAACCAAGAAAAGAATTTGAAATTCCTGGTGAAGAAGAGATTCAAGAACAGGTAGTTGAAGAAGTACAAAAAGAACAAGAGTCACCTGATGATGTAGAAGTCATAGAAAATGAAGATGGCTCTGTAAATATTGATTTAGATCCTCAGGCTGCAACACCTGAAGGTGGTGACGAACATTATGCAAACTTAGCAGATTTTTTACCTGACGAAGTTTTAGGAAGAATGGCATCAGATCTTTCTTCTAAATATCAAGATTATGTTTCATCAAGAAAAGATTGGGAAAAAACTTACACACAAGGTTTAGATCTTTTAGGTTTTAAATATGATCAAAGATCAGAACCGTTTAGCGGTGCAAGTGGTGCAACTCACCCTGTTCTTGCAGAAGCAGTTACACAGTTTCAATCTTTAGCCTACAAAGAATTATTACCAGCAGATGGACCAGTAAGAACTCAAATCATCGGAGTACAGACTCCAGAAAAAGTTCAACAAGCAACTCGTGTAAAAGATTTTATGAATTATCAAATAATGGATCAGATGAAAGAATATGAACCAGAATTTGATTCTATGTTATTCCATTTACCTTTATCAGGTTCTACTTTTAAAAAAGTTTATTATGATGAGGTGGAAGAACGAGCGGTATCAAAGTTCGTTCCTGCTGATGATTTAATCGTTCCGTACACGGCTACCTCATTAGACGATGCGGAAGCGATTATTCATCGTGTAAAAATTTCTGAAAACGAATTACGTAAACAACAAGTTGCAGGTTTTTATAGAGACATAGAACTTGGAAAATCTGCTGATCAAGAATCTGAAGTTGATAAAAAGGAAAGAGAATTAGAAGGTATTTCTAAAACTAACAATGAAGATGTATATACAATTTTAGAGTGTCACGTGAATTTAGACATTGAAGGTTTTGAAGATGTCAATCCCGAGACTGGTGAGCCGTCAGGAATTAAACTTCCATACATTGTAACTTTAGAAGAATCATCAAGAGAAATTTTATCTATTAGAAGAAACTACGAAGTTGGAGATCCAAAGAAAAACAAAGTAAATTATTTTGTACATTTTAAATTTTTACCGGGTTTAGGGTTTTATGGTTTCGGTCTAATCCACATGATTGGTGGACTGTCAAGAACAGCGACCGCAGCTTTAAGACAGCTCTTAGATGCGGGAACGTTATCTAACCTGCCAGCTGGTTTTAAAATGAGAGGAATAAGAATTAGAGATGATGCACAATCTATTCAACCTGGAGAGTTTAGAGATGTAGATGCACCGGGTGGAAATTTAAGAGATTCATTTATGATGCTTCCGTTTAAAGAACCAAGTCAAACCTTACTCGCATTAATGGGTGTGGTTGTTCAAGCAGGTCAAAGATTTGCATCAATTGCAGATATGCAAGTTGGTGATGGTAATCAACAAGCAGCAGTTGGAACTACAGTTGCATTATTAGAACGTGGTTCAAGAACCATGTCAGCAATACACAAAAGAATTTACTCTGCACTTAAGAATGAATTCAAACTTATGGCAAGAGTATTCAAGTTATATCTACCACAACAATATCCGTACGATGTCGTTGGGGGTCAAAGAATGATTATGCAATCAGATTTTGATGATAGAGTAGATATATTGCCAGTTGCTGACCCCAACATATTTTCTCAAACACAGCGTATTTCACTAGCGCAGACGGAACTCCAACTGGCAACCTCAAATCCACAGATGCACAATATGTATGCAGCATATAGAAATATGTATGAAGCATTAGGTGTAAAAAATATTGATAGTGTTTTAGTAAAACCTCAACCACCTATGCCACAAGATCCTGCATTAGAACATATTGCAGCTTTAGGAGGTAAACCTTTTCAAGCGTTTCCAGGTCAAAACCATAGAGCACATATACAATCGCATTTAAGTTTCATGGAAACGAATATGGCCAGAAATAATCCAATGGTCATGGCAAGTTTAGAGAAAAATATTTTTGAACATATTAGTATTATGGCTCAAGAACAAATTGAATTAGAGTTTAGAGCAGAATTACAACAGTTGCAACAAATGCAACAGATGATGCAACAGAATCCACAAATAGCTCAACAGATGCAAATGCAAGCAATGCAAATTCAACAACGAATAGAATCTAGAAAAGCGCAGTTGATTGCAGAGATGATGGAAGAATTTATGAATGAAGAAAAGAAAATTACTTCACAATTTGATAATGATCCAATTGCAAAACTAAGATCAAGAGAATTAGACCTTAGAGCACAAGAAAATGCTAGAAAAGAACAAGAAGCTAAGGACAGAATGGATCTTGATAAGATGAAAGCAATGATGAATCAACAAAATCAAGATGAAAAACTAGAACAAAACGAAGAATTAGCAAAATTAAGAGCTGATACATCAATTGAAAAGACAATTTTATCAAAAACTATTCCAAGCACAGACTCAATGATGAAAAATCAGGGTAGTATGATGCCTAAAGTATCAATCATGAGAAGTGGAGACGAATAAATGAGAAATAAAATGACAAAATCTGAAAAAAAGGTTAAAAAGGTTATGCGGGAATTCAAAAAAGGTGAATTACCGATAGGGAAGTCAAAGAAAAAAGTAAAAAATCGTAAACAAGCGATTGCAATTGCTTTATCGGAGGCTGGTAAATCAAAACCAAGGAGAAAAAATGGAAAAACTTGATAATATCAAAGAAGTAAAAGTTGCTGAACAGCAAACTGAGATTGATCCAAGATCAAAAACAACTGCTGACAAAGCTTTTAACTTAATTGGTACTGGTGGACCTGAAGAAGAAGTAAAAGGTCAAGGTGCAGTACTAGCAGAGAAGAAAAGAAAATCAAAAGCGTACTAATATGTGGTTCGGTGCTATTAAATTAGCCGTTCAAGCAGGCTCTCATATTTTTAAAAACCGTCAGAAGACTAAAATGCTTATGGCGGATGCACAAATGCGTCATGCAGAAAAGATGGCGAATGGTGAAGCAGAATATCAAGGTAAACTTCTTGAGGCAAGACAATCGGACTGGAAGGACGAATTTATTTTAATTTTACTTTCGGCCCCTATTGCATTATTATCGTGGGCAGTATTTTCGGATGACCCGGCAGCTATGGAAAAGATGCAATTGTTTTTTGAATACTTTTCACAGCTACCATTTTGGTACCAAACAATTTTTGTAGGTGTCATAGCATCTGTATACGGATTAAAAGCAACTGATTTAATTAAGAGGAAATAAAATGTCAAATAGAAGATATAACACACAAACAAGAATGAAATTTTTAGCAGGTGGTCAAGCAAAACTTGATGCAGATGGTGATGGTAAAATTACCGGTAAAGATTTTGCTATGTTAAGATCAAAAAAGAAACCTACTAAAAAGAAAAAACCATCTATGATGGCAATGGCTATGAAGGGTAAAAGATAATGGCAAAACTTTGTGCAAAAGGAAAAGCGGCTGCGAAAAGAAAATTCAAAGTGTATCCTTCTGCATATGCTAATATGTACGCGTCTGGTGTTTGTTCTGGTAAAATAAAACCAGGTGGTAGAAAAAAAGCTAAAGACGGTGGAATGATGAGAGCTGGTTTAGCTAGAAGAAAAAGAGCGGGTTGTGCGTAGTTATTACTCAGAAGGTGGATTAAGAAAATGGGTTGCTGAAAAATGGGTAGACATTGGAGCACCTAAAAAAGATGGTAAGTATCAACCATGTGGTAGATCAAAAGGATCTAAAAGAAAATATCCAAAATGTGTTCCACTTGCAAAAGCAAGATCAATGTCAAAAGGACAAAAAGCTTCTGCTGTTAGAAGAAAAAGACAAGCCTCTAACAAAGGACCAAAACCAACTAATGTAAAAACATATGTTTAGAAGACAATTTAGATCAGGAAGTAAATCGCCAGCATGGCAAAGAAAAGAAGGTAAGTCTGAATCAGGAGGCCTGAACCGTAAAGGTATTGCATCTT